TCCAAGTCCAGACGCTTGCCTCTCTCAGGTCCGGTCTCGGCTATATCAATGATAACAGGCTTGTAGTTGTCAGTGTTGCCCCTGCTCCAATTATCGCTGAGCACATCAACCACAGCATCAATGCCCTCTTTGAACGTCGCTACCATGATTAGAACTCCATGAACTCTTTCTTCTTCTTCTCACGGTCATAAGCGTCGTGGTCAGGGAGAATGACGCCTCCCTCGTTTCTTAGTTTATACTCAATTAATATAGGGGATTCAGTCATCATTCTTCGGTTGACCCTATCCTGCAATAGGGCCTCGTCCTCGAACGATAAGTCATCACCATCAAGACCCCTCTCGGTTCTCTCTACAGCCTCCCTGTAGTCAGAGCCCTCTGTTACTGCTTTCTGTATTTCTTGCTGGACATCGCCACTGCCTAGTGCAGCATCGAGTGTCTTCTTCCACTCAGCATAGACAAGTCTCTCCATTTCTTTACTCAAAGGAAATCACCTCTATGTATCTAGGTAGAGTCCTATCGATGTCTTGTCTGTATAGTTGTATCTTAGATGACAGGTCAACGTTCTGAGTTCCCTCTGGTATGAGGACGCTTCTGTCATCGCTTAGTAGTAACTCGATGGCGACCATCTTAGTACAAACGTCCTCAATGGCTTTCTCCACGTATCGCTCACCGTAGATGTATGCGACCTTGATTGCGTTCCACTCGAAGAACGGGTATGAGTTGTTGAAGTAGACTATGCCCATCTCATGGTCTACCCAGTAGTCCCTCAGTCTTGCCCTATCACCGCTAGAACTACCACCCTGCAAGTCAACTTGTAGTATGTTTTGTGTTACGGTGAGTCCATTCAAATCGTCTACGGAAGAGCCTATGACAGAAGCGCACCCAGTGAATGTTGTGGCTGTCTTACCTGTGTATCTAATAGCGGTATCACCAACGGATAGAACCCCAGCAGAAACAAATCCAGATGTCGAGTCAACGGTTAAGACAGTCGTTGTAGCATTGCTGACAGTTGCAGTTCTCGTTTGTACTTGGTCTAACTCGATACTGCTGTCTGTAACAACAACGCTACAAGATTCACCTGCTTGAGTAGACCGCATACTAGTGACTTTGACTTGACCACTACCGTAGTCTGCATTGGCCGTGGCTAGGAACTCGTTATGCAAAGCGACGTTGGACGTGCTTCCTTCTAGTGTGAATGCGGGTGCAAACTCAACGGCTGCCTTGCTGACCCTGTCTTCCTTGTTAATTAGGTCAGCAAGATTCTGTGCTGTAGTTATCATGTCGAAATCTGCTCTCCATTGTCCGGTTCCTGTGCCTGTTGTGAGTGTAGCCGCAGTACCATTGCCGGGGGACATAACGATAGAGCCAGACAACGAACGTGGGTCGTCTGGTATCTTGATACGGAACTCAGCAGCACCTATCTCTCTGTAGTCATCACCTTGCCACAGTTCAACTCGTAGCAACTGTTGTACGTTTCTGAATAATAGGGGCGCTGTACCAACGTAATCAGTGTAGTATCGACGCCTGTACGGTTTGTATGTGTCGAAGTTAATGTACTCGGCAGAAACTAAATTAGGCCTCCATGAGTTGTGAGTCGTGTTATCTATTCTATCTTGTGCACGTAGAATGAGTTGCTTTACCTTCTCATGTGTGATGCCTCTGGTGCTTCCGTTTGTGAATGAGGCTTTGTTCTGTACGAATGGATTATCAGCAGTCTGGTAATCAGTGTCGGTTATCGAATCAGCAAAACCAAGTCTGACTCCATTTATGTTTGAAGTTATAGTGGTAATTACCCTTTCCAAACCTAGAGGGTCAGCGTCACTGTATATCAGAATCGTGTCTCCTACTGCGAATCCGATGTTACGAAAGTCAGTTCCAGTAACGAAAACCCCTGTAGTACCAGCGTCCGCCGCCATTGCCACTGCTTCTTGAGGACCTATCTCCAACAAGTCAGCGACTTTCTGTGGTGTGGTGTATGCAAGAGCATCAGGGTCAAGGGGTCTCGTCTCAGGCTCACCGGGACTGAATACTTGTGGCATTAGAGCCTTGCCTCCTCATTTCTAGTTGCTAAATTATATTCCATTGGTCTGCTACAAGAACCACAAGTTTCTCTCCACATAAAATGAAGGAAGCCACAGTGCTTGCACCTTGTACCAGAACCTATGTTAAGTATATCAGCGACGTCTTTGACGCGCTTGTTTTGTTTGCTTACAGTACCCTTCAAAGGATTGGGGTTGTCCCCAACCACTCCATCGTCGTACTTTATGTCCGAACGTACGTTTTGTTTCTGTGCTCTGGATATGTCTTCGATATCAAGTTCTCTCAATTCGAAACCCATTCATACCCCTCACCATCAAACGTATGTCACCAGTATGTAGACATTACCCAAAACCGTAAACGGGTCCGACGCTATCAGGCTGGTAGTGCTTGACGCATCACTCAACGTACCTACAGCAGTTGCTATGGTCGTTGACAGCGTGGACGTGTCACTGAACTCCTTCGGTGAGAAGGGTCCAACGACTTTGTACTTCGGTGTTAGGTTAGCCATTTAGGTCACCGCCTTAACTGCGGTGTCCCATAGCGAACCATGTGCCGTCTTGCCCGTTTACGTTCTGGATAACTAGGGAGGTGCCGTTGATGAGTGCGAACACTCCATCGACTCCTGCTCCAGTTCCAGCAGTTCCGCTTCCCGCAACTGCGTTGCATGCTACTATGTCGGCTAATAGACCAGATAGGTCGATAGTGCCTCCAGCATCGCTTCCGCCATTGGTAAAGGTTCCAGTAACCATTAGCAGGTTACCCATTGTGTGTGGTCGTGTATCAATTGTACTTTCAAATGCCATTTATTTATTCCTCCTTTATTATTTCCTCGACTGGTTCTTCGACGATTTCTTCTACTGGGGCCTCTTCTACTACGGCCTCCGGTACGACTACGGGGGCAGGTGGGTTAAGGACCTTGTCAACCAGACCCAATAGTTTGGTCTTAGTTTTGTATCCTCCACCCACGCTGCTTCCGTTATCTTCAAGCCATTTGATGATATTGGCTCTTGTCCAACCATCATCTGGCAATCCGTCTCCATTCGAGTCAATGTGGACTCCTTCGTCTCCCTCAATCAGAAACACTGCGTCACTGATTTTCCTACGGAATTCGTCTAGCCATTCCTGACTGACTTCCCTTTTCTGTCCACGAATGAATGCCGGGACCTTTGGGTCCGGGCTCTTCCTCTCGTAGTAGGGTCCTTTGTAGGTCATGTGGGGCACGAAAGACCACCTCAGACTACCACTAGCAGTAATTCTGCTCCAGTCGTGTCGTTAGTAGTACCGTCAGTTGTTGCCTCTATGTCGAAGGTCAGTACAAGGTCGCTGGTTTTTACCACTGCAAAGTTAGCAGTTGCGTCCGCGTGCTGTCCTACTACTGTTAGGATTTTGCTGCAAGAGCCGCTTAGGGTAAGAGTCTCGCCTTCTGCTAGAGCGCTGTTCATTGTCACAGCGACTAGCCTTGGGCTTCTTCTGTCTACTACCTGTGTGTTAGTTGCTTGGAAACCGTCTAGGTTACCGGGGTAACCAGCAGTTGCCTGTCCGTCGAGCCATAGTGTCTCGCTTTCGTCATTGCCAGCCCATAGACCAAGGTCTAGGTTGACCGTGGTGGTAGCGCTGCCGCTTGTTGTGTATGTTATTCCTCTGTGTGTTGTTGCTGCCATATCATTTCACCTCTTTATTATCTCCTCTGCAACCTCACTTTAGGTCACGAATACTCCCTTGTGCGCCGAAGAAAGTGGTCCATATCTCACCCATGGTTCGGTATAGTCCCTCTTGACCCAATCTGTTGATTGCGAATGGGTCGCCAGTCTCGATTCCGCTCTCGAAGTACTGCGTTGGTATTGCAGTGCTAAAGTAGAGGTAGTCTGTATCTAGGTAGTAAATCTTGGATAGGTTTCCGTCGTCATCCATGTCCTTGGTTGGGATGATTGGTACACCGTTGTAGGTTGCGACGATGAATCCGGCTTCCATACCGGGAACACCTTTCACACCGTTGTAGGTTGGTGTAACTCTCTTCTCTTCCATGAACCTCTGCTGGGACTGTAGTAGTTGCTGTAGTCTCATTAGAGTGTCGTATCCAGTTAGCATGACCTTGGGGTTTCCACCACGCTCCCAGATTTGCTGGAACAATGTGTCCAGTTGGTCTAGGGATAGCGTTCGGTCAGTACCACCGCTGTCACAGTTGACTTCTGCGTCAGACCATGAGTTAGCGGACCTGTCGATGCTGTATAGGTCCATATCTGCGTCTGCGCTCACGTGAGTTGTACCGCCTCCCATTGCTGAGTGGCTTGCAGTAACTCGGTCTAGTGACTCGAAGTTGTTTGCTGCTGGTGTGTCGACGTCTGTTAGAAGCATCTTGTTGACCATCTCTGCGTGGTGCTTACCCATCTCTTCCTTTAGGACTGCTCGGATGTCTCCCAATCCGTCGTCCCTGTCTGCTAGGAAGATAGCTGTCTCAGACATATCGAACGTGTGTGCGATAGTCTTTGGCTTTGCAGCGATGTGCTGGAAGGTAGGCTTCACAGTGTCTGGTAGTATTGCATTCTCAGCTACACCACCGTGGACTACACCTGCGTTAGGCTTGTCTGTGATAACTCTCCAACCACTCCTGTCCCAAGGTCTCTTGGGTAGGATGCTGAAAGCGTTGAACTCTTGGTTTAGTTGCGACCAGACCTTGCGACCGTAGATTGCTTGGTATGTACCAGCAGTCGTGGACAGCATAGGACTGTCAGCCTTGAGCAACTCGCTACCGGAGTAGGAGTAACCCATTGCGTTTCCGGCGCCATAGTAATAGCGCTCCATGTCAGTTATTGTTCGTACGTAATCTCTTGCCATATTTCTTCACCTCTTATTTACTCCGGGTTGAATGCCCTTGTAGCCAGATTGTGGACTTCACTCCATGACATTCTGGCTAGGTCTTCTGTTGAAGGCACGCTGACTGTTGGCTCTGCTGACTTCTGAATGGTTTCACCCACTGCTGGTGCAACGCCTGCCTCGATTCTCTCGGTCAGTGCTTCAATTGATTTCTGTAGGTCTGCTAGAGGACCGCGTGCATCGTATGCTGCTGCCTCGGCTTTTGCGATTTCCTCTTGGCGCTCGTTTGAGTAGCGACTTGCAAAGTGGCTCTCAAGGCTTCCTCGGAACTCCTGCTCTAGTGCAGCAGCCTTGTAGACTTCGTATGCGGCCTCTACATCTGCGTCACTAACAAGTGCTGGGTCTAGATAGTCAGATTTCTTGACTTCTTTCTTACCACCGCTACCGGTTGTTCTGGAAATAGCGTTAGTAGAGGGAGCACCGTTTTCTTGTGCTCGGCCTTTTACTTGACCACCGAAGTAGTCAGCACCGTCTCCAATAGACTCTGGTGTGGAACCCAAGTTAGCTTTGGCGAGGTCATCGAAATGGGCTCTTGCGCCATCGATGTCGACTCCACCGCTCTTTAGGGTGTCTTCCATCCAGTTGAGGTAATCTGAAGTAATGACATCGGAAAACTCTTCAGACTTTTTCTTGTCTTCTTTGTCCTCTTCTTTCTTGTCTTCGCCCTTCATGTAGGCTTTCTCTTTGTCATCCTTATCCTCGTCTTTGCTGTCTTTCTTGCTTTCCATGTGTTCTTTCAGACCTTCGGGCATACCCTTCTCCATGGAGTCGAGTCTTCCTTCTAGACGAGAGAGCACATCGCTCATCTGTTTCATCATGTCGTCATTTTCTTCTGTCATGTTTATGTCTCCTTTATCTTCTTTTAATATGCTAAAAGTTGCTTCTGGGTTTATTCCTTTTTCACAAATAGTGATTTCGTGTAGTTCAAGTTTACTGATTTCTTGGTAGTCGCCCCTTTTTGGGTCCGATTTCCTCATTCGCTTGAATGCTTGGCCTCCGATGCTGAATCCCCTTAGACTTCCCTTGCGTATTTCCGCTGAGACTTCCTTGGCCTTCTCGATGTCACTTCTGAGTTGTACTACAACAAACATCCCGACATCGTCGACTTCGCTTTTCCATAACCTCCCTTCACTATCTGTGTAATTTGGAACAACTTCTCCGACTTGTATATTTGAGTGCGCTAGTTGGACGTTTCTGTACTTCGGGTCTTCCATGAACTTCTGAAATGCGTCCTTCAATGCCCCCCTTGTGATTATATCGCCCTGCTTGTCAACCAACTCGACACTGGCGTAACCAGCGACAATGAGGTCTCTTCCACCCTTGAGGAGGGAAATCGACTCATCTCTTCTGAGTAGTTGCTCACTTAGGACCACTGACCTTGCGTTGGTTTGTCATACTACTTATACCGCTCGCAGTACTAACTGCAAGGTTTCATGCATCTAAATCGTTGTACTGCTCTTCCTTTTCCTTCTTTTCTTTAGGCTTCTTAGGATAGTCGGATGGCTTTTCTGGGTCTTCTTCAGGTCTTTCCTTCATGTCCCAGTCGGGTATGGCGTGCTCAGAAGTTAGACTAGTTGGTCCTCTAGGACTAGCTATATCAGAACCAACGTCTATTCCCAACGCCCTACCGCCACTCATAGGATAATGACCACTGCCTGCTTTTTCCAAAGCCTCCAATGCTTTCTCCATTATCAGCAAGGCCTTCAGGGTGTCTTTTGGTTTCAACAGAATGTTCTTGTCCTTCTTGGGTTTGAGTAGACCACCGCTCTGATGCTCTATTCTCTTAGCGCGTTCTTCGGTCATACCGTCTTTTGCATTGTTCTCATCCCAATCTGCTCTATCTGCGTTAGTGCTAAGATAATCAAATTCTTTTTTCTCTTTCAACAATTCATTGAAACCTTGTCGCCAATAAGGTTCTAGACTGTTAGCGAGTCTTAGAGAATAATCCGACTTGGTTATACTACCTATAGCCGCCATTGGATTTACAGGCTCGTTATCGACTATCTCGTACTTGACTAAATCCTCTGGTAAATGTATTACAAAGTGACCTCTATCGATTTCCATAGCAAAGGGAATGTGTATGTTCTCTACCGCCTTTGCAAGCAAAACCCACTTTGGATGCCTCTCCTCTCCTTTCATATACGTAGACTTAGCATCCCTCAAGAGTAATTTTTGCCCATCACCGCCGAGGTCCTTGATAGCATCCTCGAAACCAACCTCATCAGTAACACGTATGGATTCGGGGCTAGGGACATGAACAGGCTCATGACTTTCGAACTGTCCCCTCAGTAACTTAACTCGCTCTCTAGTAGTAAGGTCAGTGACATCCGTCTCCTCGTACAGCATTATGTCGTTTATGTGCAAATCATCACCGACTATGGTGCAATCAATGACATAATCCCTCTCACAGACCTTCCTGAGTGATGCTCTTATCTCATCATCGACGCCGACTTTCTCGCCATCCTCATCAGTGATATCTATTCTTTTTCCCTTTCTCTTCACTTTCACTCTCTTACCATCGTGATACTTCGATATGACCCACTCGCCAGTAAAGCCCCGTAGTTGCTCCATATCCTCAATCTCAAATATTCTGTGAAGCGGGTCAATGAGTGGCAGTTCCTTAGGAAGTTCCGCTTTCAGCATTTTTCCAACCTGATAGAAATCATCAACCGGTGCCTCACCGGTATTCTGGTTTATTCTCATTTGGTTGTTCTGCAAAGCAGAGAGTTGTGATAAACCGGGACTGGAAAGCAGTTCATCGACATACTCTGGAGTGTCTTGGAACAGAGCCCGTATCCAAGGCTCGCTGACTGAGTTTAACAATTGCTCATTCGGCATGTTGGCACCAACCACAGGAGTATTTTGTGAACCCATAAACTCGTGACCGATGGTCGGTGACATGGGATATCCGTAGTCCATTCTGCCTGAGTTGAAAGCCGGGACCACTGTGTTGCCCTCTAGACTGGATACTGGTCTTATCGGTACGGTCATCTTACCATGGACTGGTTTTGTTACATCACCAGCACTGGCATCCTCTAGAGGACCGGATTGTCCCTCGTCAAATGTGTAGATACCATTTGACATTGCTTGGTAATATGCTTTCATTCTTTTCGATGAGGCCTGAATGGGATAAGCACCTCGGCTTGATTTACCTCTAGGAGGCAATGGATGGGGGTGCACTTCTAAACCGTATGTGGTTAAATCACCTCTTTCTCTAAATTTTGGACTTCCTAAACGAGTAAGCGCACTCATCGCCCCATACTCGGGATTTGCCATGTTCAATGGTATAGAGTCTTTAGAATACGGATGATTCTCAAAATCTCCGATATGCTCCCTCATTGGTCTGTCTATATCCTTGAACTCTGAGAAGTCTTCACCGGCGATGTCTTCACCCATGCGTAGTATCTGTCCAAATGTAGCAGCTTTAGTGGGACCAACCAATTTACCCAGCATCTCCTCAACTTGTAACCTATGGGCATCGTTGTCACTGTCTGGCATCTCAAGTAGTTCCATAGCCTCATCAATTTCTTCCTCAGTTACGTTTTTAGGGTCTTCCGGGGGATTCAACACAACAGCGTTATCCCTGAGTGTGGTTGCTAGTTCCTTGTGTGGAGACTCCTGTCCTCTGTTTTGCAGTACCTGCTCCAGACTGTCCCTCGTCCCCTCCCTCTCATGATAACCTATAGTAGAGAGGTCATGGTCACCGTCCACCATTAAACCGCGACTAGCGTCATAAGCCAAGCGCATGATATTAGCCATCGCGGTGACAGGGTCGAGAGTGCTGAAAGCATCAGGGTTCTCCTTGAGTATCCCCGGCAGTAACTTTGTTCTGGCGTATGTTACTGTTGCTCTCAAGTCAGCGTCCAGCTTTTCATAGAAATCATCACCAAATCTACCATAAGCATCCTTACGGGTATCGAGTTGGCCCATCTCTATATTTTCTTGAGCGGCTCTCAGTCGCTCCATGTCACCTCTGAGAATCCTCAATTCTGCTTGTCTGTTACTCGTAGGAATCTCACCGGATTCGAGTTGTCTAATACGGGCCTCTACTTCTAGCATCTCACTTAGGATGTTCTTAAATTCTTGAGTTTCATCAATATTCTTCTTTTCACCAACTAACGCGAGATACTCAGGGTGACGGTCAGGCCTTGGTCCCAATTCTGGATTATCGTACAATTCCTTAAAGTTTCTAACAAGTTTATCCGAGGGATTAGCAGGGTTGCTACCCCTGCTAAGAGAGAAATCTAATCTGTGAGCGGCTCCTCCCCTGTTCATCAGTGAAGCATCGCCCCTTGTAGAACCTATACCAGCAAAAGGGTGGCTTTGTTGGAAGTCTGCCGCAGTCTCTCTATTGAATTTTAAATCTTGAAAATGAGTATCCTCAGTTGGTAACTCATCATGGAGGCTCGCCATGAGTTCTGGGAAATAAGTCGTCAAGTCATCCGTGTAGTTGTTATGAGAGCTTCTAGTCTTAGGACGTTCTCCGACACCTCTTTTTGAAACACCGTGTCTAGTCGATATCTGTGCAGGTGTGAGAGGAGTTGACTGCTCAGACATGAGAGGACTGATTAGCAGACCTCCGTATGCACCGACATTGTCGTTATCGAGAATAGTTTTATCCTTGCCTTCGGGGTGTGCTGGGTCGTTAAATATGAGATAGTTAGAAAGGAATTCGTTGTACGTTGCTGGGTCCTTACCAAGACCACCCCTATCACCGAAGTACTTGGTCATCAAATGACCCAACCCCCTCCTCTTACCATCCATGAAGATATAGTGGTCATCGTGCCCATCAGGTAAATCGGATGCTCTAGGCGGCGCATGGCCCGACCTTAGGAATCCCTTTGCATTCTTGATATCCTTGGACTGCATACCCAAAGAGACACTTCTGTCATATTGTTTCAGTGCTCTTTCAACGTCATCCTTGGGCAACAAGGGTCCTTCATATAACTCACCGGGGATTGTTGGATGCTCATCTAGTTCATTCAGTTCACTGTCGTACCCGGCGAGACTCAGAAATCCATCTCTGGATAGTTGCGCCTGATTTGACCTATTAGCATGAGCCAGAAATCCCTCTGCTGGAGAATCGCTTGTCTCCAAGTGCGCATTTACAATCGGGTGATTAAAATCATCATGGGCGAATAATTCACCCAACTGTATAGCCTCATTAGGGTCTTCCACATTTTTATTGAGCACTGAGTTCAATTCTTTCAGTAACTTATCGTAAAGTTTTGCCTCTCTCAGAGCGGTTGCCATACCACCTTCAGTGCCTTTGAATTTAGTGTCATCTTCGGATTCTATGGTCTTTGGCACATTAGCGGGTCCTGACTTTTGATTCCTGCCGAACCAGTGGTACTCAGCCCCAGTATTCATCTCTAGGTTCTTCTTGAGTCTAGTCATAGGGAACTCCTTACCATCGGATAACTTGACTAATTGACGTTCAGGGTCATCAGTCGTATGCTTATTGATGTGCTGAAGCACCTTGGTTCGGTCCTCCGGCTTCAAGAAGTACAAGCCCTTCATCAGAGTGTTCCAACCCATGGAGTGGCTGTGTCTCATGCTATATGGCTCAGCAGCTTCTGGATTCCGAGTCCTGAGGTCATCCGCCTCTTGCTGCGATAAACCCTCAGTCGGGTAAACAGTCGTAGTGGCAGTGCCACCTCTTGACATCTTGTCCATCCTATCTTTGAAGTGCTGCATCTGCATGGCCCTCTCTTTATTCTCTTCCGATAGCCCAGAGAATTTTTCCTCAAGAGCAGCCATGTCAGTCCCCTCCTCTTCCTTCCATCTCTCGTAATCGTTGATGCGTGTCGTTTCCATGTGGTCATACGGACTATCCACATCATTCGACGTAGGTCCACCGAAGAAGGAGAAGGCTCTCTCACCCTCACGTCTATCGACACTGTCGTAAATCGGAGAGCCTTTTTTCCTGTGATGCTTCTCATGAGCGTTCTCGGCTCTCATAGCTTGTTTGGCGAAGGACTCCTCCTCAGGAGCCTCTACCATTTTCTCATGAAAGTCATCCTCCCACCATGGTGTTTCATCATGACCGAAGTACTTCTCAAAGAGCATGGACTCATAGGTGGGTCTACCAGTAACGATGTTCTTCATTCTCAGAGGGTGAACATCCGGGTGGAATGGGTGGTGAATAGAATAGTCTTCTCCAGCATCAGGTTTGGCACCGGGCCATTCACCATGCGCCATGCCAATGTCGTGATTACCGGTTATTCTGTCCTCCATCCCTATTACTTGCCCACTTTCATCAATCACAGTTTTCCTATAAGGATGACTGGTCACATGCTGAGATAGAAGCCTAGAGAGGTTCCTTTCCCCAAGACCGAGGGTTCTATCCTTTTTTCTCTTTTCCTCTGCCTGCCTAACTTCTGGCAGACTAGCGAATCTATCCTCATCGCCCTCAAGCATCTGAATTAATTCGTTTGGTGATAGCCTTTGTTTTAGAATATCAGTAGCGGCCTTCAAACAGAGTAAATCGTCATTCGTGGCTTCATAGTCTATACCTGAGCGTATGATGTTGTCAACGGAGAGAAGGTAGTGACCTGCTTCTTCCTCATAATCATATCCAAGTGTTATTGACTTGAGGAGGTCTATTCTGTTTCTTTCAAGAACCTGTAGACCGTCTTCACGCACTTAATCACCTTCTCACCTCATCGCCGGTGCATATTGTGCGCATTGGCTTAAACTCATTCCATCATGGCCGGGTAGTTTACAACCTTCGTATGCATTTGCACCGCATCTCGCGCAAGGACTCATTACGGCTGGTGCCTTAATCACTGCTATCTTACCCACGTTTATCCCTCTGTCAAGTGACCGGGTGCAGGGGTATCATGTGGATTCTGGTTTCTATTCAAAGACTCTAGGTTTACAGTAGATGAAGATGCGCCTTTGTTAGCAACGTCTTCTGAATCTAGTAGACTGTTGTTGGTGCTGTATTGTTGATGATATGTGTTGCCACCGGTCTCAATCATAAATTGAGTTGACTCAGGATTTGTGTTGAAGGTCTGTATCTTGTGTTGTGAGCCTTTCTTCATGTCGACCGCTGCCTTACCCGTGCAACCCATCTTCATGCACATGCCTTTCTCCATATCCATCTTCTTCTCACCACAGGTAGCGCACATCCCCATGCCCTTTCCCTTCTCGACTTTGTCGTGAGCCTTATCACACTGTGCCTTTTCTTTTGCCGTGCACTCAGAGTATTTCTTACCGAAGTTCTTCATGCAGTACTTGTCTTTTTCACCCATGTCTGCTTTCTTCTTCTCATCTTTGGTACCCTTACCATCTGCTGCGAATGCTGGAACTTTCTTACCCTCATGTTCGACCATGTCAAGTTTCTCAGCCTTCTCTAGTAGGCTTTTGGCTCTCTTTAGCAGTTCATATGCCTCGCCTGAGGCTGGGCTTGGTATAGGTCTCATTTTAATACAACTCCTTTACTTCTCTTGTTTGGTCAGCCATCTCGTGTATTTCTGACCAAGTTAGATTATGAATTTCCTCATTGGTGTAATCATTGGAATCAGCCTTTACAATAGCGCTTGAACTTTCTACGGGTAGGTCCCCACGTAGCGGGTCGTAACCCACATCTTCGCTCAAGGGAGTGCTGGCTGACACGTAACCTGCTTTTCTGAGAAGCGCTTGAGGAGAGTTGAGCATCTTTCTTAGAGCAACGTTCTCCGCTTTGAGAATCTGAACATCGTTATCCATGCTCTCCATCTTTGAGATGAGAGTGTTCATTAATTTCTCAGCGCCGTTTTCTTCCATCAGTTTCACTCACCGGGTCCGATGTATCTACCAAATGTGCTTCTTGCTTTCTGCATTCTTGAGTTTGTTCGTGCTGACATGATTGTTCCGGGTAACTGAATATCTCTGTTTGCTGGGTCAAAAGATGAGCCAGATTCATTGAAAGACGCGGTTGGCACTGCATTAGCGTAAACAGTCAGAGGGTCAGATGCGACTTCCTCTGCTTTTTTGATTGCGTAAACTAGGTCTTCCTCCAAGTAGGAACTGAGTTTCTTTATCTCAGATAGGTGCATTCTAGCAGCCTCTGGTTCCCCCGCTTCTATGGCCTTGGCAAAGGCCTCATTATGTACGTTCATTTTTCTCGCCATAGGGTGCATCTTGACTAAGTCCATGGTAATCTCGCCCTGCTCGTAAGCGTCACGACTTTTAATTATGCACCCCGAAACCGTCTCGCATTCATTAAAGCACGACTATTTTGCTCCTGTTGGGAAGGTTGCATTCCTCGCTGTTGAACTGAGGATATTGGAGAGCCTGAACCGGGGGTTGACCTTCGAGCCGGAGCAGCAGGACCTCTAGGGCTTCTAATGCCAACTCCCTCTCCTCCGGGCTGTGAGGGAGGCATTACTTGTCTAAGCATATTCGGTGGAACCTGTCGATTCAGACCGGTTGCCCCTATAGGTCCCCCCATCATCGGAGGCGCCTGACCGGCTGGCATACCCATACCACCCATAGGCGGACCACCCGGTGGCATACCCGGCGGCATACCCGGAGGCATGCCCTGTTGCATAGCTTCCTCAGGTGGTAATTTCTTGTAGGAGAATCTAATATCCCTATCTCCCTCTTCAAGTAGTTCAGGCTTGTAACCAAGCATTTGCATTCTTTGAGCGAGGTTGACTTCCATCTCATCCCTTCTGAGTCTGGTTATCTCATCCTCTTCTTCATTTGGATATAGTGTAATCTTCCAATCTGTAATGCCCATCTGTCGCAACATTCTTGGGAATAATATGTCTGTGTATACTTTTTGACCAAACTCAACTGCCCTGTTCGTGACTAAAATTTGCATGCCCTCATTACCAAGGCCACCGCTCTTTCCACTGTCTATCATGAAAATGCTACTAACCCCATAGAACGCAGCAATCCTGTTTCTCATTTCATCTCTTACAGCAGTATACTGCATTTCTTCAAGAGTATCCATGAACTTGACCCAGTTTACTCCCCCTCTACCGGTCTGACTTTCAATACCTACTTTAGGTATGTAGTGGGGGTCCCTCTCCATCTTCTCATCAACTGCTTTCCAGAAAGATTTCATCGACTCTAAGTTATCAGTGGTCACGGATATGATACCTTTTGGAGTCCTTCTTTTCTGGTATGCAGTATACATGTAATTGTCCATTGCTGTGAGGGTCATGGCTTGTCTCCACATCGTGTTGACTGGGCTTCTACCATACAATTTACTCGGTGAGTACTTGCTGACGTGAATCACTTCACCCTCTAGATAATACTGGGTCTTACCGCTACCAGCCATGTTGGCATAATGAGCATCCTGCATGTGATTGCCACATACAGTGCACTTCTCTTCTTGACCGGGGTAAGCAACTTGGTCTCTATGGATTGGGCATACTTTGTATCTACCACCTCTGACCCCCCTCTTATCAGATATAATTCTCATGAAGATAGGGTCACCGCGAATAACCTCCTTGATTCTGTAGTGTTGTATCTCTCCTGTGTCTGGGTCAATAAAGTAGTCTTTGACTAATATTAGGAAAGCATCATCAACCACATTGAGGTCCTTCTCTATTTCGAACATGACTTGCATGAAGTTCTGTTCCATTTGATTCTCGCCTTTTAGCAACCACTTTGCATACGTGGTCTGATGGGGGTCAGGACCCCTTACCTCACCACCACAGATGTCACAAGCATCTACTTCAAATTGATATTCTTCATCACACTCAACACACTTTTTCTGGAACTTCTTCTCCCAGTAATATCCTCTCCTGAATATCTCCTGTTGTAATTTTGAGATAACAGTTCTAAGAATAAGATTTTCATGAGAAACTGCGTAAAGAGCGGGTATAGTTATCCCTTGAGCCAGAACTGGCTCTTGTATACCAGTTGTATAGAGAGGCATCTGGGGTTGAGGGGTAGAGCGGATTCTGAATGGACTCCTTATCGCATCTATAAATCGGCCTACTGGTCCCCTCTCTGCTTCATCAACCATTACAATCCCTCCTGCCATTTAGCGACGTCGTCGGCGCTCACGCCCCACTCTGCGAGAAGGGTCTGGCTCTTTGCCTTGTCGTCGCTCCAGTTCGAGTACCTAACCACTCTTTTGAGTTCTTCTTTCCTCATAGAGTCTGGCTCCTCAATAAAAGCAAGCACTGCTTTTGCCTGAGTTTTCTTCATCTGAAGATGAGGCATAATCTTGTCAAGCAATTTTTTGATATCGCCTTTGGAGTAGAATTGCAATCTGTGTTGGCTTCTTTGGCTATCTTTGTACACTTTCTGGTCAAGTTGTAAAACACCACAGTCCAAGACTTTTCTAAGTTCCTCGCAATGTAGTCTACCTCTTGTGCCAGTAGCGATGAAACCTGCTCTTGGCTCGCCTCTCTTTGTTATAGTAATGTAACCATCAGCGTCAAGGAAACCAGCAGCATAAGCGTATGGGTCTTTGAGGACAAGACCGTGTTTGTCCATCTTGACGAATGTACCTCTTTGTGCTCCATTAACAATATCAACCTCTTCTCCATATAGAGACAAAAGTTTGGAGAGTTTGTTGGCAGTTAGCCCCGGCATCTTCTCAATACTATCAGATTCAAACAGAGCTCTAGCGCTCATAGGTCCGTTCATTTTGAGAAGATTGACACATTTGCTGATTGTTTCTTGCTCTTTACCAGTGAGTCTGTCCATCTGTGAGAGTGTAGACTTCCACATCTTACGAGCATCTTTCTTCATGCTCATTGCATCTACCCAAGTTTTTCTCTCTTCATCACCCCATACCTCCTCGTGCTCATTCAGCATCTTGAGGGTCTCATCTGCGTTTCTCCACATGAGGCATGCTTTGACTAAACCTACCTTACGGGTGTCGTAGAACTTTCTGAGGGACTTGAGGCTTTTGTCCGATAGGTCAAAGTTTCTTATTTCTCCAAGATACTCATTAGCCCAATCAACTGATTTTAAAGTCATCTCGACTTCCATGGCTTTGAGCATTCTAACATCTTGAATCAAAGCATCAATATCTTGCTTCTCATCTTTGTTGTGTCTTCTTGCTTTTCTCAGTCTTGATACAATCTCAGTAGCACTGACGCCAAGGTTATCTTCAAACCATCCGTCACCGCTAACTGAAAATGAACTCATATCCAAGACGTCCTGTTTTCATTGTCGTTCTTTACGTGTGTTGTGTTGTTTTCATACATTTATGGCACCATCCATGAAGGGGTCGACCGCCCACCCCTAAACCAGTTGTCGAAACCCGGCATATAATCATCAAGGAGCATTACTGACCCTCTGAACTCCTTTGAGGCCCAATTAGCAAGAGCTATACTCATGGCTAAGTCGTCATGAACACCAACGCTTTCTAACTTGCCATTCTTCTGCATACCAAACCTATTGAGTTCCTGCATGACTTGATTTGTATAGTTTCTACTTCTCTCATCACCATATGGTAATTTGATTTGTTCTTGTTCAAATGCAAGGAGGAGCGACATAAACAGCGACTCCTTCTTTGTACGTGTGGTCATGAATACCCTGATTGGCATGTCAGAGGCTAACTCCCTCATTTCCTGCTCAAGCATTCTTTGGAAGTTGTTACCCTCAAGTTCTATCAAATCAGGTTTGAATTTGTTATTAAGTAAAACCATCATGCGCTTTTGCGCCATCGACGACATACCTCTCTCATGGACAACATGAACTATCTCCTTTATCTCTTCATCTGGCTTTATCCTCATTACAGTCATGGCAGTAAAGTCAGCGTTTTTATCAGATGCGATAGCGGGGTCATGACCAATGAAGTGATGACCAAAGACACCATCAGCCTCACCCTCTTCATTGTAGAAAGTCTCAGCCCTGTCAATCAATACCAAGTTAGTGTCTTTTGCTTTCTCTAGCATGTCCATCGGGAACATACTCGCTACATCATGGATTGGCTCACATAGATACTCACGGCTGAATTGTATAGCAGGCATCGAAAGCCTCCTCTCGTTCAGTGCCTCTAAGTTCCAGCGGTCGGGCCAAAGAGCCTCGCCCTTCTCGTTTATTGCCGGGAATGTCTCTACTCTAAACGTCTCTTTCTGCTCCAACTCGGCATAAAGGTCGTTGTAGGAGAACGGTGTACCAACCATCATCAGTTTGCTACTGTGGTGCAGAACAGGAAGCAGTACACCGTAGAACCAGTCAGCGGTCTTAGCCAACTCAGTAGATGTGGTACCCCAGAGGATATCGTCACATACAACTATGTCAGGGTGGAATCCACGGGTAGCACCACCAACTGACTTTGCCATTAGACGTGAGCCGTTTGTAAAATTGAAGTAGGACTTTGCCCACCTGTCGCTGTCGTCCTTCAAGTGTCTAAGTATGGGTGTGCCCTCAACGAGGTTCCTGATGAATCGCATGTGCTCAAGGGTCTGCTCAAGAGAATGTGAGAAAATCATGATGTGAGTATTGGGCCTGAAAGCCGCCAACCAGAGAGCGTATGACATGAAGAAGACAGATTTACCGTGGTCACGAGATGCCTTAACGCAATAATACTGATGATTCGCTAGACCGTCGTGCCAAGATTCGTGATGGTCATTGTACAGAAACTCAAGCATCTCAGTAAAGAAATACTTAAACGATTTTTTGGACATCTCCCTGTCCATGTTGAGAATGAACTCTTCCATGTCCCCTTCATTGGACAAAATCAAACCCCCATGGAACTATCGCGTTGTTCTTTCAGACTCTCAGCGAGTTTCTCTCTCTGCTCTTCTTCCATCTGTTCTTTCTTTTCTTTCGCTGCCTTCTGCTGTTCCTTCATCTGTTCCATGGCTGCATCGGTAGCATCAGTGAAAGCAGTTGAGGACTGCAAATTACTTGACATATCAGGAGGTGCTACAGGTGGAGTGCCGATTGGTGGTGATTGAGCAGGTGGTAATGTCATGTTAGGTCTTATACCAATTTGATTTTGAAAATCTTGATAGGACGTACTAGGAATTTGTGTCGGTGGTTTTGGTGAGGCAAACATACTCATGTCAGTCCCTTGAGGAATGTTGAATGGTTGTGCTAATCTACCTTGATAGTAATTAGCACTAGCAGGAGGCTGAGCATCAAACATTCCCATATCAGTTTGCTCAGGCATCGCAAACGGCTCTGCTGCTTGGGATTCAGTCAAAGGCTTTTGTAGATTCTCCGCCTGTCTTACCCCAACCCTTGTGCCTAGTTGTGCACCTGCTCTTGTCGCAAATGGTTGAGTAAATTGATAACCAGCCAAAGCACCAGTGCCTAAACCAGTCGCACTTAGTGGCTCACCTGATGCAGTCTGGTCATAGAGATTTTTCAAACCCCCACCAAGTGCTGCTGCAAGACCGCCATATTTACCTGCCGTACGGGCAAATCGACTTGCAGTATCAGCGATATTTTCTCTTGCTCGAGGGAGGAAAGTAGTATTAGGGGCTCTATCAGGTGCAATAATTCTTCTACCAGACAAATATTGGTCCACGGCAGCCATACCAGCCGTCTCTGGAGTAACTGTTGTATCGGGAGTAAGATACACTTGAGCACCACCCTGACCTCCTGCCATCAGTTGAGTTCCTCCCATGGTGCCAGCCGCACCCCCTTCCTGCTTAACTAGAATCCAACCTATTCACTCACCCCCAAATGCTGTCTTGACGACCTTGACAACTTTGTCGCTGTAGCCGTACTTCTTACTGATTCTAGTCCAATCACCTTTGGTGAAGACAATTGTGTGAACATCAATCGGTGCTATGCCCATGCTCTTAGCCATAGTAGAGACATCGATGTTGGATTGCAGGCTCATCTTCTTGTTCGGTAGGTACTTGAGAACATCAGCGTCGTTCTTTGCATCTTGAATCTGCATCTGCTCAACGGCCTTCATGAGTCTATCACGAGCAACCTCTGGAGTATCATCGGACCTGTTGATGTAATCAGTGAGGAATGTTTGGTACGGGTCAGAAACCGTCTGTTGAAACTGTTGCAATCGACGGGGGTCGATTCGTGCTTCCGGCCTGACAGCCCCTACATCTCTCATGGTCTGCTCAACCTGTGCGGGGCTGGCTTGCGCAAAAGCCTGTCTCCTCTGTTGGAAGGGAGTGAGCCTCGGGTCTGTTACTGCCACAGGGGGCGTTTGTGTGGGTGGAGAAAGTGGTGGACCCCCCGAAGTTACAGCCGATGGGGGTCCTTGAGAAGTTTCTGGTGGAGGTGCGCCTGCCACTGTTGGTGTCACTTGTACAGGCTCCGCTGATGCAGATGGCACTGTTCTTGACACCGACCTCATGTGGTCTGGTATGCCCATAAGAGAGGCATCAGTGCTATATCCGCCCATTAGTTTGTTAGAAAGATAAGGTGCGAGCGCATCAATCTCATCTTGTGGTGGTATTGTTCTTCTTTGTTGAGTGCCCCTTGCCAATGAAACCATTTGAGCCATGTATTCTATTGTTCTTCTAACACTCTCAACGTTGTCCATATGCTCGTCTGATGTCCTTAGATTCAAACCTGCCTCTGCTATCTCCTCAGGTGAGAGAGCATCGTACCTGAAGTTAGAGTTAGCGGCTGAGGGGTCGTCTTGCTCTATGTGACCTGATAGTAGGGCCTTGGCATATATTCTACTAGCGTTTTTGTTAGTGGCACTAGTACGTCTTCTACCACTACTAGTCATTACCCCTAACTCATCTGGTGAGTGGTCGGAATGTTGTAGAAATTTGTCTATTGTTTTATCTTCATCACCATACCTATCAGCGTAATGGTCATGTATTTTGTTAACCGCTCCAGTCTTAGTAGTTCTGCCAAATAAAGCGGCAAAAGCAGGATAAACAGATAATTCTTGCATGAGTGCTCTCATCTGGTCTTGATTGCTCAATAAGTATTGTAGGGGTGTACCCCTGTGGGACGCATCGATTCTGTTCAGAGGGACTGTCTCTTTTATCTCAGTGCCTATCATTGAGGTCTCGTTTCCTAAAACATGGTTCATGTGTTCCATTGCATCTCTAACTAATTTAGCATTACCAGAAGAACTAGACTTTGGTAGGAAATAGGTATCAGGTAAATGATGTATGACATCCGAAGCAGTTATGTTTTGGAATTTTTTCTCTGGCATGCCCATGAAACCAAACCTATCTGTATGACTCGTTGGTAATGTGTCCTTACCCCCAAGATGACCAGAGGGTATGTGATACGCACCAGATTCCATCATGTTTGTTAGTGGATTGATGACGAAATGCAGATTCTCGGGTCTGATGTACGGTTTTCCAACGAAAGAGAAGTCTTGTCTTGGATTCTCAAAACCAGCTTCCTTCATCGCCTCCTCCAACTGATTGTGAAAGGGTATGGAGTATGACTCTAGGAACGTGCCGTATCTGTGTCTTTTACCATGGCTGTTTGTAGTTGTTGTAATCAGGTTACCGTTCGGGCCATAGTTGCCTCTGCTCATCACGTCCCTTTGATATGGAGCGACAAACAACTTTCTCCACATCATGCTATCGACATCTGGTAGGTGGTTATCCTTATCCGGATGCAAGGTGTTGTACCTGTCTATGGCGCTCTGAATTATTTGCTTAGGGTCACCACGTATTCCTCTTTTGGCCATTGCCTCCCCGATTCTACGGATAACACCATCAACACCGTGAAGATGCTCACCACCTGACTGGTCTCTATATACAATCTCACCATGATTGCCTCTGATGAATTCACCGGGAATGACTCTACCAACACCGGGTATACCAGTCTCACCCTCATGAAATCCACCAGTGTGTGCGAAAGCAGGAACATCAGGTTGATTCGGGTCATCGTTATGTGCGTCTTCAGGTGGGTATCTCTGAACGTGGTAGGCACCACCGAACACACCGTAATTACCATCACCCTTAATGAGCAAATGACCCATTTTTCTGATTACGTAGGATTTGCGGATGACTCGCACTGTGTTCAAGGTGTTCGTCCTCCCCTACTGGTGTAAACTCCAATGGGGTCCATGCCGAACGTACGTGGTTCGTTGTTCGCGTCTTCAGTCGCACCCTCTGGTCGAGTGGTCTGCTTAGGACCGTTTTCTGGGTGCTTTGGTAAGTTCGAGCCTGCACCCGCTGTATCTTTAGTTCCCATGCCTTTTTTCTTAGATTCCTTTTGCTTTATCGCCCTTCTAGCCTCATTGACTAATTGCCTCAACTCAGCTATGTCATAGTAGGTCAGGCTTTTCTTCTGTAAGTCACTACCCTTGCCTTGGGGTCCAGTCATGATGCCTTGAACTGATGATGTGGGTGTTCTACCGGGCCTCATTGGAGGTGGTGCTGCCATTTGCTGTACACCAACACCTGCTGTTGGCATAGGTGGTGCGCTTGGAATGGGTGGTGGGGCTGGCATTGTTGGTCTTGGTGGCACAGCAGGTGGCATAATCGGTGGTATCCTGTGTGGTTTGAGAGCAGGTCTTCTTGGTCTTTGAACACCTTGTAGCCTACCGCCACCGGTTGGACCAGCAGTGTATGAGCGAGCACCGAACCTAGTGGGGGTGGAGGTCACGGTTCTGACGTTCCCCAATCTCTTCCTACCCTCTTGCTGACCCATGTACTGCCTGTATTTCGCTGGGTTTTTGGACATTGGTTGCTTTGTCTTGACACCTCGATGTGACATCTCAACTGATAGATGTGACCTACCTAGTCCTGTTTTCTTATCACTCTTGATGCCTCTGCTTCTTGCCTTGGCTCTTCTTGAGGTGGCGGATGCTGGGTTGATACCACCGGGTGGCATTTTGAACTGTCCAGTAGAAGGACGGAATTTTTTGGTTCTTTCTTTCTTGTCCTTCTTCTCCTTGGCTTTGTCGCCTTTGTCCTTCTTAGGTTCTGGGTTTTTGTCAGGCACGAAGCCCTGCGCCTCTTGCTTGAGTAATCTAAAAGCGACATCTATCGGCTCGCTTTTCAAATCACCCATCATTGATGGGTCGAAAGACGGTTGTGCATTCTTCAATTTCAGTGCCTTTAACGTAGCCATGTACATAGCCATAGCAGCCTTCATGACATCTTCCTCAGTCATATCATACACGCCACTTTGCTCTCTGTAATCATTCACGAGAGCACGAATACCATTTGCTAATTGAGGTGGGGAGCCTTGTGGTGAGCCACTAAGAATCGTATGGTCATGTAGCGCTTTCAACTGGTTTTCATAGTCGCGTAGGTAGGGTTCCATCGATTCATAACCTCCTTCGGAAGTCATTAACTCATTGACAACATCATCATTGTCATGTATGAATGGATTGTTGGCATTGACATGCAAGAACGGAAATCTATCTTGGTCGAAGGAGTGGCCGAACATTCCTAACTCATCTATATCCCCATCCAAGTAGGATTGTAGGTGTTCGTCTTCATATGCTTTCAGTAATCGGAACGCTACTTCCATCGGCTCACTCATGGCGAACATTTCACCACCGGCAGCACCGGGACCTCTCGCTCCCATAGCCAGACTGGTTAGGAATCCAAGATTACCCGGTGGACCTGTTTGAGCGGATATCTCACGCTCTTGGTCTCTTTTGTCAGCGTCATCCCTACCCTCTTCTTTGTCATCCCTAAATTGTTCTAAGTCTGAGGGTTTGACCTTTATGTGTTTAAGACTGCTCATTATTTTTCTGCGAGCCCTATCTTTTGCCCTCTTACGGTCCATCTTGGAATCCTTTTCCTTGCCGTCTTCAGCACCATGCTTATCCTCCTCGTAATTGTTGCTGTACATGTGGGAGGATTCACTACGCGGGTTGTAGATTCTGGTATCACTACCAGTACCCATTCCTCCTGTACCCTGTGGCATTAGTGCTCAACTCCAGCGTAATCAAAACAGTATTCCATTGTCTTCTCGCCCAGTCTTATGTAGAAGTCAGTAGCAACTGACTCATTCACTATACAACTAGCCATATCCTCACAAAGTTCTTTGAAATTAGTAACGGACTCAGCCATCAAATCCCTCAAAGGTAAAATTTCAGCAGGGTCATCGGTATCGGAGATTTGGTCTAGTACAGATACAACATCAGTAAGTGACATCATAGTGACATGCTCATGGTTCATGTTTGCGTAATGTTTGAATCTTTTACATACAAGCACACAGTATTCCATAAAAAGAGGTAATTCCATTTCTAAGTCAATAAACTCTTTTTGATACAACTGAAAACCCGGATGAGTTATCTGCATTAAATCAACAGTTTTTGCCATCATTGTTCAATTCCCTCCACTTGCTCTTGTAACTGTGCTTTGATTCTCATCCAACTCTCAGGGCTCTCCTTAGCTAGTTCGACCTTAAGGATGTTAATTGTGTTATTGACCTGAGCGCCTTCACTTGTGGTTCCCCAAGTTGTTTGTAGTTTGACTAAGTCCTTTAGTGATTCTCTAACTTCCTTGTGCAGAGACACTGCATTTCTGATGAACCCGTCTTCGTGAACCGAGGACTCATTCATGAGTTCCTCGAACTTTCCGTTCAATCTCTCTAGGTTGTTTCGCATGACGTTCACCTCTTGACCAACGGTTATCGCTACTTCAGTAGCAGCGGACTTTTGCACTAGTGGTTGAAAGTGATTCTTCATGTGGTTGTAGACAGCTTCTTCCTTGATGCCCAACTCTTCTGCGATAAGGTCAGACTCTGCACCGTTTGTGAAATATCGGTGTTCAAAAGAAGCCCTGTTACTATGAGTGCAAATTACACATGATGGATTAGACGCTAGATGGTATTGACCCATGTGATTTCTAAAATGACGGTCGGCTGTGTTGGCTCTCCAACCCATCTCTTTGTCTAGTCTTTGACAACTGGTTTCGCCATTCTTGAGAGCCTCTTCCAACTCCTCCCTCTGCTCGCTGATGCAGAAGGAACAAGACCGTTTTACAACTGGCTTGCGCTCAACCATGATGGAGCCGTGTAGGCATGTAGCAATTAACGTTGCTAACTAAAACCGCGTAATCCTATGGTATACTGACGACAAGAGAAAAAGAGAGAGAAAGACGCCCACAACCATCATGGTCATCTCAGATTGACTTATCTCGTTTGCTTTGAATAGTAATATACCAACAAAAACGACGATTGCGCTTATCAGTTGAACCATCACCATGTCAACAATAATACTTCTTTTTGGAGCAAGTAACTGCATTGACATATCTGCAAATTGGCTTGGTATTGGAATACCGGGCATACTTCTACCACTCATCATAATTATCTGCCTCCAGTCATCAATGTTCTGAGGAAAGAACCACCCGCTTCAGCAGCTCCAGTCATTATACCGGGGTCAGCCATCGCTGCTTGCAATGCACCATGCATCATACTGGACTCAGCCCTCTGCATCATCTGCATTCTCTGAGTCTCTGCGTTACTAACTGCTGTGTTGACATCGTTCTGTAGACCGCTCATCTGAGCCATGATATTCTCAGGACTCATAGTCTGTAGGTGATTCGGTAAGGAAGCAGGGTCCAGTTTGAAGACACCGAGTTCATCATCGAAGTTGAAGGATGCTTCCTTCAATACACTCAACAAGGAGAAGGTCATCAGTTGGCCCATTATGTCAAGGACTAAGTTGAAGGTATTGCTTTGAACGAATCTCTCAACGGGAATCTGGGTATTGAGCATGGTGATTAGAACTTCAGTTTCAGTTGGTGGCATGACGCCGTTTTGATATTGGGGGTCCATCCCGGTGGCGCTTCCCAAGAACGCGCCCATTAGGTTAGGCTGTTGTGGTTGTGCGTACCAATTGTTGGTAGGAGCACTATAACCTGAAGAAAACCCATTCTGATAGCCATTCCCAGTGGGTGCTCCAGTCATAGAAAGATTCAACGAGGAGCCTGTATGAGGTTGATTTTGGTTGAATCCCATCATTACTGACTCACCTCGCTTGTTTGGTTCGGAGGAGGGGTAGCCACTTGAGGGTGTTGGTTGATTATAGGCTGAGGTGGCACTTGTTGCATCTGTTGCATCTGTTGCGCTAATACTTCTTGGAAAGCCTGAGTTGGAGTTTTCATATCGCGTAGTTCCTTTTGGAACATTCTGTTATCAAAGGTAATCACAGTGAGGTCATTCTCCTCGGTCTCTGGATTCGCATAGAACTGTACACTGATGCCCTTGCTTTTTCTAGCATCAGCCATAATCTCAGCGAAGAAGGGTTCGTATTTGTCCACCATTGGGTGTTGTGGTCCAGTTTCTGTGCCTGCCAGTGTCGCTACTGGCACTGAGACTAGGCTGACGCCCTTTCTCATCTTATCTCTGAATCGGCTAGGCTTCATCTCTGCCTCTGCTTCTTCTTGCTCTTCCCACTTTCTGAGAAGGTGGTACAGGTGTAGGTGTTCAGGACAGTATGTGCCTCTCATCTTTCGACCACTGGTTACACCCTCTCTTGCTACAAAGGCTTCTGCCTCTCCTGTGATTGGATTTTGCCAATATAGTTCCCAAAGTGATTTGCCTGTTTCATCATCGCATATTCTAGCATATAGGTTGTCATGTTGTATCAGGTCCTTGACGTTGCAACCATCAATGACACAAGTCCCAGTGTCCTTGGCGTACCTGTAAGGACTGAATCTCAACCATCGCCTTGGGTCAAAGATAGACCTCTTTGTTGGTTTGAGTAGCTTGTATGCCTGTTTGATGTCCTGTCTTCTTGCTTTTCTAGGGTCAGGGTGACGAGAAGGATAGAAGTTTACTTTTGGCACTTCAATGTTCTTTTCAGTAGCGAATCTCTGCATCTGTTGTTGAGCTGCTTGTTGTTCAAGCAAGGCAGCGTGTGTGAAGTTAGGGTTGCCTTGTTGCGCTAGTGCCATTAAAGCAGCCTCATTCATTTGGCCAAGACTTTGTTGCGATTGTTGATTCTGAAAAGGATTGATTGCGTTTATCAAAAGTTACTCCCCCTCAAAAGCTGGAGATACGTGAATTATCATACTTTCCCCTTCTACCTTGAGTTCCCAAGCAATTTTTTCACCAGACATCAAACCAAACTGTTTTACAATCCAAGAAGGAACGGTAGTACGTAGGGAACCAGTGCCAGTTGAAGTAAGAGAAGTCTTCGTCACACTGCGACCCATGATGGTCCGAGGGGGGACTACACCAAAAAGGTCACTCATGAGGTCAGGTTTAGTAATTCAGCATATCAAACAAAGTTTGCTCAACATTCCAACCTATTCTAGTCGCCATAAAAGCTCTATTGGTAGGCACTCCGGCCTTTTGTAATCTAACTAAATCATCTCTAAAGGGGTCGAAAATTTTGTGCTCACCTATTCTGCCCTGTTGCCAAAGCGTAGCAGCCTTGTCATCAAAGAATCTATCAGCCTTGTTTGCCACTAGAAGTAGCATTTTGGGAGTGTACTTCTTGCCTTTCCACCAACTCTTTAGGTTTCTATATCTGTAATTTCTGTAAAGAATAGCATCAACTAGGTATTTGAAACCAGCAACTTGTTGGAGAGCATCATCGCCACCCATGAAAGCCCGGTCATCAAACATGAAAACGACATACTCACACTGTCTTGAGACCATATCGTCAATCCACAGATTCCAAAATCTGTCTTCCCCGCCTATGTCAGAGGAATGGACAACTCTTCTCTCTCCTTGCCAACGTAATCTTTTCCTTGTTGGTTTAGGTAATATGTAACGGGTAAGGAGTTTGAAATGGTCCGTCCTCTCATCCACTGGTATCTCTTCCATCTCACCGGGTGTAGTCATGTATCTGTCAAGAGTAGTTTTACCAACCATCGAAGCCCCATATATTCCAATACGACGTGATTTCCAATTGTTGTATATCTGTTGACCCCATAATGCAGCGCCGACTAATGCACTTCCTGCCATTGCCGCCACGGGCTATCACCTCAGGATACTAAACCAACTAACCAATCTGCAAAGTTTTCGACTTGCGTAAGTCCCCAGTTAACGGTGTTCTCCCAGAGACTAAAATCTCCCCAGTAGAACTCGGCTGCTGATACTCCTAACATACCAATAACGGTCATGAGTATTGTTCTTACCCAACCTATACCCCATTCATATGTGTTGTCTACCGTATTCGCCATATGCATGGCTCTGAGAGTTTCCTCTACAGAATCATCAGCAACACTTCTGAATATTCTTGGACCTTTGATTCCGGGTAACCCAAAGAGTCCGGGTAGTGGCATCAGTTACCGCCACGCTTGGACTTGTACCTTAAGTCTGGTGTACCGTCTTTCTTCAAACGGGGAGTATCTTGACCATTTAGCAAATCATCAGCCATGGAATTCAATCCTAATTCCAAAGGTTGGTCCTGACTCGCTTGATGAGATGGTATGCCGGGATTGAAATTATTGTGATAATCAGTCCCTAGACCGGAGAAACCTGCACTATTGAAAGATGGTGAGACTTTATCTGGGTTCTCAGCCATCCATCGTAGTTCATTTTCCAATTGTGCTTCTTGCATCCTCATTTCTAACTCAGCTCTTCTTGAGTCGAAAGTCATCTGCGTTTGACGCATTTGTCTCGACCTCATGTTCTGCATTTCTGCCAATTGCACTCGTTCTTGCATCTGTTGCTCGAAGAACATCTTGAAGAAGTAATACGCAATTGTCTGTACTGCCAATGCCCCCATAGCGTATGTCATTCCGTTTATCCAAGATTCACCTGCCGAGCCTGCTGGTAACCAAATACCAGAATCATAAACTCCGACGGCAACTCCTACTAGCGCAGATTGGGCTAATATTAGCCCTGTCATTTTCATATCTTGTGAGCCCTCTGTCATATTCAACTCTCCTGACCTCGTATCTGGCACATAGGGTAGCATGATAAGGGTTGTGTACAGAAACACGGTCAGATATTTCTAATAATTCTAATGTATTGTCTATACAAATACAAATATATATTTATATGTATAGATAGATACAAAGAATAATCGGAATCATACGACTCTCAGAGTTCCCCTGTTCTTGAAGTGCCGAGCCCGGTTCGAGTGTTGCCCTTCAAGAGTAAGTTTCCCACCTTGTGTGTGACTAACATCCTTACGGTCACCCGAACCGTAGATGCCCCTGCGGCGTCGTTCTTGATTGAGTTCCTCACGGTACTTGACTCGCTCCGGACTCGACTCGTATTCCTTGTCATACTCTAACTTGTGGCGACGTGCTTCTGGTGAGAGTTCTCTAGCCTTCAGCACACCGACCATCTTAACAATCGTCGGTTTCCCACCAACACCCTGCTTCTTGGCCCGCTTTCTTTTTGTTGCAGCCCGCTTCTGTCCACCTGACATGCTTCCAGATGTCTTCGGAGTTTTGCTCGACACTTTTACTGAGGGTCTGCATTTCGGGTAACCCTTTCCTGATAATTTTGCCTTTGACCGTCCACACGGAGGATGTTTGCCTGTCTTTGGGTCTTTCCTCGATACGTCCACCCACTTCTCTTTGAACCAACGATTCAGGTCCTTCACAACTAACGTATTGTGGCAGGTGCAGCGTTCGCTCATTTCTTCTTCCCCTTCTTACCTCTGAATTTTCCTCTACAATACTGTACGGCCCATCCATTAGCATAGGCAGAGGGATAAACTTTGAATTTTCTTTTTGCTGCTGCTTTTCCTTCCGGGCAGAGTTTCTTTTCGAGAGAGTCCCACGCCACATCCATGCCGACGCAATGACCACAATCACAAGAACCTATCATATGACACCCACCATTTTCTTCATGTTCATCGGTGCCCATGCATCACAGACATGGTCTGCACGGCAGTTGAAGTCGTACCACTCGCAGTACCCAGTCATGGGGTCATCGGTCTTGCTCGAATCCCAAGCCTTGCAGTTGCCACACTTCTTGCCTGTAGTGGCTTTTCTGTAATTTGGTGCATCTGATTTGGCCATTAGCAATTCCACCTTTTTAATGCTGCACCTTTTGGAGTTAGTTTACCATCCTTACTCGTCGGCCCTTTACTACCACTCATGCGAGCGCAGAAAGATTTTCTTCTTTTTGCTCTCTTGCTTCCGGGCTTGAGTTTAGATGGTTTGGTGGTAACAGGTGGTTTTAGATTAGCACCTGTCTCTCGCTTGAACTTATCACGGCCCGCTTGATTGAGGCCACCTTTCTTGTGATGGCGCTTTGGATTGTAACCATGAAAGGGCTTTGATTTCTTCTTGCCCTTTTCAAAAACAGAGTCTAGAAGAGACATAGAAGCCTGTTGCATTGGTGTACAACAATCGCAAGATTCCGACTTCATTGTTATCGGAGTCAGGTTAGCTCTTGGTATTCCACCACTCCTAACATTGCTTTGTGTACCAGCCAAAGCCCCCCAACTTGGCTCTTGTTGTGATTCTGGAGCCGATAGGTCCCCTGCTCTTACGCCGACTACACCCACGTCTGCCTCAGAAAGGCCGTAGTTTTTGGCCCTTTCCAATGCGAACTGGTACGCTAGTTCTGGATTATGGGTTGTGTAGGATATCTTTTCCTCATTTCTGAGACTGGGTGGGATGTAACGTCTAGACCTACCTCTAGTGTACCCTCCTCTGATTCCCTGTTCTAACACACTAGGCATGTTGACCGTACCGTGATATTCGGTTACTGGTCCAAGACTACTGGGAAAATCGGGGTGAAACTCACCGAGTTCAGTCTGCCTCGTCATCGACTTTTTTACAGCAATAGACTTGTTGCCATACTTCTTCTCCCATTTCTGGGCTAACTTAGGCTGCGTGGCATGGAGAAAACGTCTTTGTTTCTCTGAACGGAACGGCATGCTTATCTCTCGCTCGGTGGTGTAAGGAAGTAATCATAGTCTACATCCTCTAGGTCACCATCGAGTTCTTCTTGAGACGTTGGTACGATTTCTTGCCGTTCATCGAACTTGTCTCTTTTCCTTCTGATTCTATTGATGTGGTCTAAAATTGCCTTATCTCTCATTTGTTTGGGAACTAGACTCTCAGTAACAGGGTCCGGCTTTGGCGGCTCGGGTGTTGGCTCAGGTGCCGGTTGCCTCATTGGTCTGAGTGGCTTTGGCTTGCGAGGAGGGGCGGCACTTCTAATCTTAAGAATCCGCCAAGCGTCTTCAAAAACCATTTTATTCACCTCTCATCTTCTGTTGCCTGTACATTTCTGTAGCTCTGTCAATCATGCTTTGCTGACCGGGGGAGTGAGGCGTACCATCTCTCATCATGTTTGCTCGCCTTTCTTCGCGGGGCGGTATTGGAGGTAACATCTCCATAATTTTCCTTCTTGTTTCTTCATCACCTGACGGCTGATATGGCTCTAGCGGGGCAGTAGTGCGCGGTTCCGCCGGGGGATTTCTCATATCATATGGTGACGGCGGCGACTGCTCCGTTGGCTTGTACGGTGACGTATCCATTAACTCACCCAAGAACTCAGGAGGATAATTCATGAAATCGTCTGGCTCACCCATCGGTTCTATTGGGGCCTGATTTGCTATATTTCGTAAATTTCTAAAATATTCGTCCATATCAAGGGGTTGGCGACGTGGCTCATCCTGTTGTTTTTTGAGTGCATCCCATGCCTTCTTCATCGCCTTGTCATCGGGCTTCGATGTTTCATCGGGCTTCGATGTGTCTTCTGGGCTTTTTGGCATTTTAGGGCCCACTGAAATAATCAGGGCCATCTTAGATGGTTTTTGCTTGTCTCCTTTGTAGTCTGTTGGCATTTTAATATCCTCGTTGTGGTGGATTTGTTTCCGGGCGGTACGGATAATTAAGCTGACGAACGCCTACCATTGGTAAACCGTATTTATTGTAATGCCCAGCATCGAAGACGGAGCCTCTTTCTTTTTGTGCAGCGTCAGTCAATTCATAAGACTCATCGCTCTCTCCCTCCCCCGGTCGGCGCTCCCCAGTCATTGATTGCATTGGGCCTTGGCCCATTATAGTACCATACCTAGAGTTAGGCGTCACAAAGGGGCCTCCAAAACGTCGTCTCTCAATAGCCTCCCTAGCAAGCCCTGATGGAGACCCAGATGAGCCCGCGGTATCGAAGATTTTCTCGCCCTCGACTGCCATTCTTTTATCAGGAAAATCTAATCTCCTTGACGGCATCTGTCTTCTTTCCATCATACCAAGAATAGCGGGATGAATAGTACCTGCTCTTCCTTCATATGGACGCCTATTCTCTTGTTGATACTGTATAGGAAATTCTGGTCGGGATGTGGTAAAAGCCTGTTGCTCTGGTAAGGCCTTGATGAACTTCACTGCGGCATCAATTGGCTTCATTTTAATTTCCTCCTCGTCTCATTCGGCTCATGTCCATTAGAGTCTGTCTAGTTATATCTTCACCTGTCATTG